CAGGAGGACTAACCAATGCCAATTGCAGATTCTCAGGGTACTACTTTTGTTTTCAACTCGGTGACGTTCACTGCAACATCCGTGCAGCAAAGTGTGACGGGTCTTTCACAGATCGACGTGAGTGATCTTTCGCTCGCGAGCGGAGCAAGTCGCGTTTACCAACTAAGCCCTTTGAACGAGTCTGCCGGTGCGGAAATCAGTGTCGATTTCTTGGGCCTCGAAGCTCCAGACATGACAGCTGCCCACACAATTACATGCGCCACGCTTGGCATCTCCGGTCAAGCAATTTGCAAATCTTACAACGTCACCGCAGCGGTCGGTGAAATTCTCAAAGGTTCTGCGACGTTCTCGATGATCACTGATTGAGGACTGAAAAATGCCCGTTGCCGCAGCACAGGGAACTACCTTGACTTGGGGCGCAGCCTCATTCTCGCTCATTGCGTTTTCGTGGGATGGCACGTCAACGGCGATTGATATGACATCGATGGACTCGCAGGTGACGACGACGAGCGACGGCAGATCGGTGGTAGTGAAAGACGTTGATTGCGGCTCGATCGATTGGGGCAAGTTGTCGATTCAATTTTGGGGTGCAAGCAACATCGGATGCGCTGAACAAGGATCAATCGAACAGTTGACTCTCACGATTCCAAGCTCTGCGGTGCTCGATGGTTACGCACTTTTGGAATCAATTTCTTTTCAAGGTTCTGTCGGTGATCTGATCAAGGGGTCTGCGGTTTTCCAATTCTCAGGAACGTATTAAATGCCTTTATCTCGCGATGAAATCAATCCGGTCACTGATCGACGCTTGCAGGAAATCGATATACCGGAATGGGGTGGCAGCGTTTGTTTGCGGATCATGACGTGCAATGAAAAAGATATTTGGGAGCATCAGTTCCACGGAAAGAAAGTGACTCCAACAATCATTCGCGCCGCACTCGTGGCGAAATGTTTGTGCGATGAAAACGGAGTGAGGCTCTACACAGACCAGCAGACGGACGAGCTCGGCGCAAAGAGTTGTGTTGTGTTGGATCGGCTCTTTGATATTTGCATGAAGAGCAATCGATTCTCGAAAGAAGATGTGGACGAACTAGCAAAAAACTCTTGACGCAACCGGAACGCAGGTTCCTGTTTCGGCTTGCGTTGCAATTAGGAAGAACCGTTCATGAGCTCGGTGAATCTCTTTCGACTGCGGAACTAGCAGAGTGGGTTGCGTTTTATACGATCGAACCGTTTGGCGATTTGTGGCGGCAGACAGGATCGATTTGCTGCACGACGGCACTTGTGAACGGAAACAAATTCAGCAAGCCCGAAGACTTCATGCCGAGTGCGAGAAAAAAGGATTGGCAGACAGAAGAAGAGATGAAGGAAGAGCTAAGAAAGATTCCAGCGTTTAAAAAACAAATGGATCAAGCAGGACTGTAAATGGCGACCGCAGTTTCACTACGCACAGTTTTCACTAGCTCCACATCAGGGCTGGTGAGCGGCGCAAATACTGCTGGAAATGCCATGAAAAAAGTACAGAAGGACATGTCGGGCATGCGTGGATCTCTCGCAACATTGAAAACAATTGCGATAGGCCAGGTATTTGCGCAGCTGAGTGGTGCCGCTATTTCTGCGGGTCGTTCACTCATGGCGTTCGGTCAATCAACTTCGGAAGGAATCGACGTTATCTCCAAGCTTTCGCGTCGGCTTGGTCTGACATACGGCCAGCTAAGTGGGCTTAAGCTTGCGGGCGATTTGGCCGGGGTGGGCTTGGAAACCATCGCTATGGGGGCAACAAAGCTCGACGTTGCTTTTGTGGCGGCGAGTGCTGGAGGAAAAGAGGCAGGTGCAGCAATTGCGAAATTTACTTCTCTTGGGCTCTCGATGAAAGAGCTTGAGCAGATGTCACCGGATGAAAGATTTGCTGCCATCGCTGACGCTATCGCGAGACTTCCAACGGCGGCTCAAAGATCAGCAGCCGCGATCAGGCTCTTTGGAAAATCAGGTGCTGAGTTGCTGCCTCTCTTCGAGGAAGGTGCAGGCGCAATTAAGAAGGCAACGGATATGGCAAAAAAGTTTGGCCTCACGCTAAACAATGCGCAA